AAGTACAGTTTAAACTGGCACAACAGGGTTTAAAGAATTACTTAAATAAAGAATCACTTGAAGAAAACGTCAAGATATCTTTTCATAGTAAGGGTGCGAAAACTAAGTGGATGAAGAAACAAGCAGTTGCTTCAAAGGAAATCATAAACCAAACGCCTACAAGTGTTGAGTTACCTCCTAGATGGAAAGACCTTTCAAAGAAAAAAGACCACGACGAAATCTTCTCAGTTGTAATGGAATATACAACTGTGTCTCCTAAGATGGCAAAAGTATTTGATAGTCTAAAAGTAGGTGATAAAATCGCATACAAAACTAAAAGATATTCCAGTGATGGTCATAAAGTCACAAAAAAGGAAATGCTTCGACACAACCAAGCAGGTATAGAACGAATTACTCTTGGAAAAGGTGTATATCTTTTAAAGAATGAAAAAACAAAGGAAGTGATGATGAAATCAGGTAATATGCCAGTTACAATTACTGATTTGGTAAAAGAATCAGTTGAACTCGAAGAAGGTCGTATGAAAGAACTTCATGGTTATATCGACAAGGGAATGTCTGCACAACAGATTGCGAAGAAGATGAAACTTGATGTCAAAACAATAAAAGCATTGATGAGTGAAGGTGCATTCTATGGTAGAGATGATTTGGTCAAACAATTCAAACCCACCAAAGCACAGAAAAAACTCAATGTCAGATTAGTTAAAAATGACAAAAAGGGATACTCACGTGCAACTTTAAATATAAAGAAAGACGCAAAGAAGATTGCACAAATGAAAAAGGATGGTTATAAGGTAGACCCGACATACCATAAAGAATCAATTGAAGGAGAGAATATGTTACCTGAGAATTATAGAAAACTTGCACGAAAAGGAATGGGTGCAGAAGGTAAGAAAGACGTAAAAGTAGGAGATGAATTAGATTTCTACGAGACTGGACAAGGTAATAAACTATTCGGTAAGGTTATTAAAGTAACTAATACTGGTTATACTGTACAAGCACAGGAACGTAATAACAATAAGAAGTATACTTTCGTGTTCCATGACCGTGCAAAGGCAAAGAAACTCCTTGAAACAAATGCATTCACTACGTATCTAGAAGGTGCAAGGGATGATGCAAGAAACGCCTTCAAGAATGACCCTGATTACAAAGATAAGAAATCAAAGGATTATGTTGCAACAGTCGATGACCGTAAGGCTGCGGACAAAAACCCTGTTATGCAACTAAGACGTATTGCAGACTTACCTCAAGGTGGTAAGATGGAATTCAAAGACAAGAAGTCCGTGAAGTTATCTCAAGCAGATGCAAAGAAGGCACTGAGAGGATTTGACACAATACGGAAAGCACAAGACAAGGTTAAGTTCCAACAGACAATCGGTAAATCACTAAACGACTTTAAAAGAATTCTTAAGGTAATTAGATGATAAAGTTCGAGTCCTTTTCTACTATATACGAGAAAGCGGTTTCTGTTCAACAACAGAAGTTGATGGCACTCGCATATAAGTATAAGAAAGGTGAACTCGAAGATAACAAAGTATCAGATGTTGTTAAGAAACTTGCGGGAGAGATGTCAGAAAAAGACCTCGAAGATTTCGCAAAGACTAAACACAAAGGACTACCTGTTAACAGGGGGAACGGACAACCTGTTAATGTAACTTCTAATGATACATATGCAGAGAGTACTCTTCAAGAACTTAAGACAACTTTAATTACTGGTGACAGTGAGGCATTAGATTTCATTCTAAAAGACCTTAAGAAAAAGATGTATAACGATATACGTCACAACAAATTAAAGTTTGTTAATGGTATTGCAAAATTTGTTAATATCAAAGTTGATAAAGATAAACAACAAAAGGGGAGAATGGCTATATCGCCACTCGGAAAATAATGAAATCATTCAAGACACTTCAAAACGAAATCAATATCGGGAAACAAAAGAGACCACCTGCTTCAAAGAAGGTGCAACTCTATGGTTCTGAGATTAGTGGTTTAAAGAATGCAAAAGGTAGACCGTTTACAGCAAAACCACAGGTTTCAGGTGGTAAGTTGGTATACAGGGTTACCGATGAGTTTGGTTCTTTCACTACTCTTAACTTAAAAGCATTTGCGAAGATGTTTGCCTAATGAAAAAGTTTAATGATTACTGTGTATGTGATGACTCACCTTTAGTGGAGAGTAATATATATCGTGTTGGTTCAGAGAAGTACTTTGAGTATTTCCGTGAAGCACGAGAAAAGTACTATGCGGGTGAATTAGACATCCTACCATCCGAAGTGGATATTATGGAATCAGACCTTGGTGAGTTCGATACATTCAATGAAGAGAATGTTGCACTGGATTGTATCTTCGAAGAAGAACAACCTGAACTCAATAAACCTAAGAAGGGTGGTTCAAAGAAATACTATGTGTATGTTAAAGACCCATCTTCAGGTAAAGTAAAAAAGATTTCTTGGGGTGATACGACTGGACTTAAAGTAAAGTTAAATGACCCTGCTGCACGTAAATCATTTGTTGCAAGACACAAATGTGAAACCAAGACCGACAAGATGACTGCGGGATATTGGGCATGTAGACTACCTCGTTATGCAAAACAACTAGGGTTAAGTGGAGGAGGAAGTTTCTTTTGGTAGTACCTTGTAGAGAACTGGTATTTCAAAATGGGGACTTGTTAAGAATATTCACCCCCGAAGTTGACGAAGAGAATTTAGTTTGGCATAGAGATAAAACCAAACGCACAATAAGTGTTATGGAAAGTGGTAAATGGAAACTCCAAATGGATAACCGTAAACCATTTGAATTAGAAAAGGGAATGGTCTATGACATACCAAAAATGGTGTATCATAGGTTAATAAAAGGTCAATATGACCTCGTTTTAAGAATAAAGAACTTATAAATAACAGTAACAATTTTATACATCTTATGGGATTTTAAGAATGGCAACAGGAACACAGGCGGCACGTCTAGACCGCATCGAAGAAAAGATAGACAATCTGTCTGATGCAATGGTCTCTCTCGCACGTGCGGAAGAGAAGTTGGTTGCTATTGAAAAGAATAATCACACAAACTTTGAGAGAATGAATCGATTCTCACAGAAGTTAGATGATATAGAGAGAAAGGTCGAAGAGAATGCCCACACCGTGGGTGTTATTAATAAACTATTTTGGATACTAATTGCCGCGGCAGTCGCTGGTATTATGTCCGCAATTTGGATGAACTAGGAGAAACTAATGAAAACATCTGATATAAAAAGACTGGGTGAAGCATACCAAGCGGTTCTAGAATCATCCAAAGAAGAATCAAAAGCACAATTCGTTGCTGCAGCACTAGACGCAAAGAAGAAGGGTAAAGACTCATTCGTATTTGCGGGGAAGAAGTTCCCTGTCACTGCAAAGGAAGTTGAGGAAGCACAGAAGTCGTTAAAGGCATCTAAACTTGACCCTGTTGACGATAAAGCAAACGATAAGAAATTCAAAGACCGTAAAGACAAAGACATCGACAACGATGGTGATGTAGATAGTTCTGACGAATATCTCCATAAGAGACGTGCGGCAACTGACGATGCAATCGATGGTGGTAAGAAACCTGCTAAGAATGCAAAGAAAGAGTCAGTTGAAGTTGATGAAGCACGTCAAATGAAAGACCCTAAGAAAGACTCAATGGTCTCTAAGGGTGGAAAGACAATCGTAATCGATAAGTCACAAGAGAAAGAATACCTCAAGAAAGGTTGGACTCTCGCAGAAGAAGACGAAGGTGAAGAAGACGAGAAGAAGAAACCTATCGCAAAGAAACCTGTTCCCGCAAAAGACGTAGAAGACAAAGGTGACGATGTCGATGACGAAGGTGAAGATGGTGATGGTGAAACTGAAGCAGAAAAAGACGAAGACGAAGATGATAAGAAACCTGCTGAAAAAGAGAAGAAGAAGGATGACAAGAAGAAAGAGGGTAACCCTCACACTTCCGATAAAACTCCTGAAATCTCTAAGATTGAAACTATCAAGAAAGAAGGTTACTCAACTCAATTCGAAGAAATGTGGTCTGCGGTTGCGGAACTAAGAGAGAGACGTAAAGAGTCAATTAAACACAAAGGTAGGCACACAGGTGCAACTGACCCTGAAGAAATCGATTCAAAAGAATCACCAAAATCAAAAGAGTTTACGAAGAAACATACTATTGATAAGTCACGTTACGATGCAGACGTACCATTCAAGGAACAACGTTCTTTGGTTGATATGGCACGTGATGTTCTTGCGGGTAAACAATCATTCGAAGAAATGAAAGGTCAAATTGACGCTACAGGTGACGAACCTAAAGGTGAGAAGAAAAAGAATCCATTCGATGGTCGTACAACTGAAGCCAAGAAGTTCTTGGAACGTATGTCTAAGAGGAGAGGTTAATGATAACATTACTAGGTACTCAAGTTGCATGTGGTACAACCACAGGTGCTGCCTCTACATTCGGTGATTCGAATGCAGTAAGACTATTCAATAGTGGTACTGCAATTCGTTTAATCACATTGGAAAAAACAGATGGTACTGATATAGGTACTATTTCTTTGAACGCAAAGGCGGAGATAACATTACGTAAGTCTCCATCCGATAAAATCTTTGCTGCATCTGCCGAAGTACTCGGTGTTGCGGTTGGATTTACATATTAAAATAGAAGGATATAATTATGGCAAAGGTAAAAGCACCCGCATGGTGTGAAAATGCAGTCCCTACACTAAATGGATGGGAAGACCCTGATACGGGTGAACTATTCGTAAGTGGTGGACATACTCAATCACAAATCGATGAATGGAGTGGTGTATCTCAACTTAATGAAATACCTACACCACAGGTCGAGACGTTGATTGAAGCACCAGTACATGAGAAGTCACTCGAAGATATGACTAAGTTAGAATTAGAGTCATTGGGTAGACAACATGGTATTGAACTTGATAGACGTAAAAACAAAGGAACTTTAATTAACAGAGTCATGTCTGTATTAAAAGACTAGATAGTAGGGTAAGGGAAATTTTTCCCACCTATTATTGGATACATTATGCAATTGACGAAAGAGAATTTAGTATTATATGCTGCAAAGCATTATTACAATCCTAAGTGTATCGATAGTGAAGAGTTCTTTGAAGACTTAAAAAGATTTAGATATATTAAGAGACTTCTTAATAGATATAATGACAGTGGAGTATTATCGGAAAGACTTATATTAAACCACCTAATAGTTATCTTCAATGTATTCGGTAATGAGGCGGGATTGGATTTACTAGAACTTCGAGTGGAAATAGAGTATTGGAATGTAATAAAACCTTTTCTCATATTCTTGAACGTTATAGACAACTCTATGTACACTAACATAGAAATGGATAAACAAACAGTCGAAGCATTAAGGATAATTAGGAACGCATAATATGGGACTTTTAAAATCAGCAACAGACCTTGTATTCACAATAAGGTTCTTGAAGTTACTTGTAACACCTTTCGAAAAGTTAGGTGCATTCAAAGCTGGTATCATCGACAAAGATGGTAAAAAGAACCCTAACTTCAACACACTCAAAACAGATGACCGTGAAGCATATAGGACACACTATACTGCATTCATTAGACTTGTCATCAACATCAAAAGAATTATGGCAAAAGCACCTGGCGGTCAATCTGCGATTGCACGTTATGGTGCCGCATTACTACTCATCAAAGAACACGGTGAACTCAAGGATGACCAACTCTTAAAAATTCACGATGCAACAGGTATCGAAGCAATGAACCTTATTTCAGAAACAAGTGAGTGGTTCGTATTAGAAGATGGTGGATTAGGAGAGGGTGTCTATCGCATGTTGAATGACACCATGACCGTAGAGTGTGATGATATTGTGAAGAAACACGATAAGGTTCGTGTTGTTGAATCACAACCAAAGGACACAATTCTTGGTGTACCTATTTACGAAGTTATACACATGAATTCAAATAAACGTGTGTATATTTCTACAGGAGAAATAACCCGATGAAGAAATTCAAAGAATATAGTGAAGATGCAACCTCGGTTGGTTCTGTAGCAGGACTAACAGGTGAACCACCTGTACATCTAAAGAAGAAGAAGAAAGAGGATATCAACGTCCTTAAACGATTTATTGAAAATCGTAATGAGAGCGCACGTAAGATGCGTGAGAATATTGATAAGAGGAGTTAACCATGTTGAGTGGATTATTAGGTAGTGTGTTAGGATTTGGGGGTTCAGTTGTACCCGCAATCACAGACCACTTTAAAACAAAGGCAAACAACAAATTTGAATTACAAAAGATGGAGAAGATGGCAGAACTACGTGCTGCAGGATTCGACCATGAGATGAAGATGTTCGAGACGCAAGCTGCGGACAAAGAACATGACCGTCTGATTCAACATGATATTTCAATTAACCAAGGTAGTGGTATTATTGCGGGTCTACAGAAGTCTGTACGTCCTGTAATCACATACTGTTTCTTTGGATTGTTCTGTGCAATCGAAATCACCCTACTCAGGGAAGCACTCAATAGTGGTACATCCATTGCGGACTCATTAGGACTCCTATGGGATGGTGATACCAAGGCAATATTTGCCGCAATTATTTCGTTTTGGTTTGGTTCTCGTGCAATTGATAAGTCTCGTAAAAGTAAATAAACTTTTTACTTGACTTTATATGCTTAATAGTATATAATCACACTTAAATAATAAATGAAAATCCTTGAGTATATAAGTATACTTACAGGATAGATTTGACACATGGGAAAAGAACACAAATGACGATAAAGATTGATAAGAAAAAGGATGACCTACTCGCCTCATATGCAGTAGGAATGTTAAAAGACTTCTACCTCAAAGACCACGAAAATTCACCACAAGAAGGATTTGCAAGAGCAGCAAAAGCATGGTCTAAGTATAAGGACGAAATGGATGAAGGACTCGCAGAACGTCTTTATAGTTATGTTAGTAATAAGTGGTTTATGTACGCTAGTCCAGTACTTAGCAATGCCCCGAATGGAGAGTCTAAAAAAGATAAGGGGATGCCAATTTCTTGTTTCCTTACTTACGTCCCTGATACTCTTGAAGGTCTCATATCTCATAGTTCTGAGTTACGTTGGCTTAGTGTTTATGGTGGGGGTGTCGGAGGTCATTGGTCTGACGTGCGAACTGTGTCTGACATTGCTCCAGGCCCGATTCCCTTCCTTCACACCGTAGATGCAGACATGATTGCTTACCGTCAAGGTAAGACACGTAAAGGTTCATATGCCGCATACATGAGTGTGCATCATCCCGACCTAATGGAATTCCTAAACATCCGTATTCCTACGGGTGATGTGCAACGTAAAGCATTGAACATCCACAACGCAATCAATATCACAGATGAGTTCATGGAAGCAGTAATCAATAATACAGATTATGAACTACGTGACCCTAAGAATGATGACGTAAAAGATACTATCAATGCACGTAAAGTGTGGGAGAGAATTCTAGAAGTTAGATTTAGAACAGGTGAACCCTACCTTAACTTCATTGATACCGCAAACAAATCATTACCTCAGAACCTAAAAGACTTGGGTCTGAAAATTCATGGGTCAAACCTATGTAACGAAATTCACTTACCAACAGATGCAGATAGAACTGCGGTCTGTTGTTTATCATCATTAAACTTGGAGTACTACGATGAATGGAAAGATACGACTATTGTCCGTGATATTATTAGGATGCTTGACAACGTCTTGCAGTACTTTATTGATAACGCCCCCGATACCATTTCAAGAGCGAAGTACTCTGCTGAAAGAGAACGAAGCATTGGCTTGGGTGCAATGGGATTTCATTCCTTATTGCAAAAACACGGTGTCGCTTGGGAGTCGGAAAAGGCAAGAGAAATCAACCAAGTTGTGTTCAAACACATCAACGAACAAGCAGTTGCAGAAACAGAACTACTCGCAGAAGAACGTGGAGAGTATCCTGATGGGATTGGTACGGGAAGAAGAAACTCCCACCTCATAGCAATTGCCCCGAATGCATCTAGTGGTGTTATTCTAAGTACAAGTCCATCTATTGAACCATTGAAAGCAAACGCATATACACATCGTACACGTGCGGGTTCATTCTTGGTCAAGAACAAATACCTCAGTAAACTACTCGAAGAGAAGGGTGAGAATAATGATTCTAATTGGACTTCTATTATTACTGCAAAAGGTTCGGTACAACACCTACCTTTCCTAACAGAAGGTGAGAAAGCAATCTATAGAACTGCGGATGAACTAGACCAAATGTGGTTGGTAACTCATGCTGCGGAAAGACAAGAGTTTATCTGTCAAGGTCAGAGTGTTAACCTATTCTTCCCTAGTGGTGCAGATAAGTCATATGTTAATATGGTTCACTTTAATGCATGGAAAAAAGGACTTAAAGGTCTGTATTACCTGAGAACAGAATCAAGTTCTCGTGCAGAGAATGTGTCCGAGAAGGTAGAACGTGTTGCACTATCACAAGACAGTCGTAGTATCATCTATGGTAAAGTAGATTGTCCGTTTTGTGCAATGGCAAAAGAAGAGTTGAAGTTACGTGGAATTGACTTCGATTATATTGACTTGAAGACTGTAGGTAAAACTGCAAAAGAAGTAACAGGTCGTGATGTCAAAACAGTTCCACAAATCTATATCGAAGGTGAGTATGTAGGTGGGTATGATGACTTGATGGTATACCTAGATGCGAACGGAGATGCAGAAGAGTCCGATGAATGTCGTGCTTGCGAAGGTTAAATGTATAAATAATGAAACGCATATAAAGGAGAAGAGATGTCATTACTGGATTTTTCAAAAACATATAAACCGTTCCAATATCCTTGGGCAGTTGAACTAACAAAAAAACACGAAGAAATTCATTGGATTGAAGACGAAGCAGAGTTGTCTGAAGATGTCCAAGATTGGAGAACTAAACTCTCAGACGGTGAGAAAGAATTTATTACACACGTACTACGATTGTTTACACAGTCAGACGTACAGGTAGGAGAGAACTACCACGAGTTACTAATCCCTCGTTTTAAGAACAATGAAGCACGTAACATGTTATCATCGTTTGCAAACCGTGAAGGTGTACACCAACGTGCATATGCATTGTTGAATGATACACTGGGATTGCCTGATGAAGACTTCCACGCATTTCTAGAATACAAAGAGATGTCAGATAAGATTGACTTCATGAAAGAAGGTAACATCAACTCTCATACAGGACTTGCACTTGCACTTGCACAATCTGTGTTCAATGAAGGTATGTCTGTATTTGCATCATTCGTGATGTTGTTGAACTTCCAACGTTTCGGTAAGATGAAAGGTATGGGTACGATTGTAGAGTGGTCTATCAGAGATGAGACATTACACGTACAAGGTAACGCAAAGTTATTCCGTACATTCTGTGATGAACATCCTCGTGTAGTTAATGACGAACTAAAATCAAAAATCTATCAGATGTCTAAGAATGCAGTTAAACTAGAGGACAAGTTTATCGACCTTGCATATAATTCTACAGACGTTCAAGGACTCAAGAAAGAAGATGTTAAACAATACATCCGACATATTGCAGACCGTAGATTACTACAACTAGGTATGAAACCTAAGTTTGGTGTAAAGGATAATCCCCTTCCTTGGTTAGATTGGGTACTTAATGGTGCATCTCATGATAACTTCTTTGAAAAAAGAGTTACTGAGTATAGTGCTGCGGGTATGTCAGGTGACTGGAATTGGGATGAGGTGGCAGCATAGTGGATGAATTTACTTACGCATTAGAGTGTATCATATGCGAAGTAGAGACTGAAGTGACTGTGCTTGACATAGACGAACGACCCTTACATTGTCCTATGTGTGGGTCAGAAGTAGAAGATATACAATTACTGGATGAAGACTAAATGACAGACGACCTAGGAAGAAAGTTACTTGCTTTCTTTATCTTTATTATATTCTTTTGGATGTGGCCTTATAGACTATTCACCAAGAAGAACAACTGTTACTTTTGGACACTCGAAAAACTCATAACTACAGGTGGACATGTCAACTGGTACAAGTCCGCACTGTGGTATGGGTATCACTGTACATGGGTTGATGAAGATGGTCAAGAATGGGAATATACATTACCCAAGATGAGAAGAACATCCCTACTTAAAGTTATGTGGTACAACGGAGTAGTCCGTAAATTCACTTCAAGGAACAACCACTTCCTATAGTCCTATATACTGTATGGACTGGACATACAATAGTGAATCATTTGACCCCACCGAAGAGTTTCTCTCGGATTATCAGGGGTTCGTATATGAACTTGAAGAACTCTCTACTGGTAAGAAGTATATCGGTAAGAAGTTCTTTTGGTCTGTCCGCAGACTTCCCCCTCTCAAAGGTGCGAAACGCAAACGAATAGTAAAGAAACAATCCGACTGGAAGGACTACTATGGTTCGTCCGAAACGGTAAAAACCCTCGTAGAAGGGGGTCAGGGGTTCGCCAGACGCATCCTAAGACTGTGTTCTACTAAAGGGGAGTGTTCATACTATGAGGCGAAACTACAGTTCGAAAATGATGTCCTATTAAGGGATGATTATTATAACGAGTTCATTGGATGCAAAATCCACTCGAAACACCTACCAAAACTCCCTCTCTAAAAAAACTTTAAAAAAAGTAAAGAAAACACTTGACAAAACGTGTTAGACTTGTTATTATAATAACATAATGACAAAAGAGAGAGAAATTATGAAAAATCAAAAACTAATCTTTGACGGTGGATATCCTACCAACAATGAAAAAGGTCAATTCATTGAATACCTAATGGCGTTCTATGGTAAAGACCCTAAATGGGATGCGGTTTATAAAGATGCCCAAATGGGTCTTATAGATGCATTCGAGTGTATGGAAGAATACCTTGATGGTGATTATCCTTGCATCGAAGAGAATTATGTTGATGGTAAACCAACCCATATTTGGGGTGGTGGAGACAGTATCGACAGAGAGAAGGTTTTCGAAATATATTTAAACAAGTGCGAGGAGGTTGCATAATGGGAATACACGTAGACATTTATAAACACGGTAATTACGACTGCACCAATGGTGGTGAGTCAAGTTACGCAAAAGGTTTCTGTGTGGTAAACGCAGAAGGGCCATTCGAACCCAGTGAGGACTATCCGTCCGCAACACTGGTAATGGCAGAACCTATCGGTGGTAGGAAGATACTTAGGTTGATTCCGACTCAAAAGTTGAATAACAACATGACCATGTTCGGTGGGAACTATGCGGGTGGTTCAGACTCAAGGTTCTCAAGACTTTGTGATGAACTACTTGGTGGTTGTTTCTACGGTGCTGTTGCTATCCACGATAGGGTGGAAGGATGAGTAAAGGATACAAAAAGGGTACTCTCTTAGAAGAGTACTTCTTGAATCCCCACTTCAAACCGACTGAAAAACAGTTGAAAGAAATCGAACTTATTTTGAAAATAACACTTGACAAAACCTGTTGAGTATGTAATAATGTATTTGTAATTGAGATTTAGGAGAAAGAAATTATGGCGTATGTAAGTCAAGAAGATAAAAAGAAACTTGCGGTTGGAATCAAAGAAGTCTGCAAGAAATATGGATACAAAGTATCTTTGGGTGTTAATCACCACAGTACTTTGGTTGCAAAGGTCAAAGGTGCAGAAGACATCTTGACTGAATACTGTGAGGTTCAGATGCATCCTCAGAAGGTCTTAGAGAGGGAAAACAGACACTACACGTTTGACCCTGTCGAAGTAATAGAGGAATCTAAGAAGTGGGGACATAGAGTCAACGAGTATTGGATTGCTGAAAACTATGGTGAAAAAGGTACTGCCTTCTTGACCGAATTAAAAGGTGCCATGGAAGGTGAAGACTTCTTCAATGAAGATGACGCAATGACAGACTACTTCCACAGAAGTCACTATATTGAAATAAGTCTGTACACATAGAAAGGAAAAATTATGGAAATGTTTTTTAAATTTTTAAATGACTTACGTGAGAGTGGAACAATGAATATGTTCGGAGCACCTAAGTTGTTACAGGAAACGTTTGAATTGAGTAAAGGTGAGGCACGTGAAATCTTCATGGCTTGGACGGAGACTTTTGAATGATAACTAAAGAAGAAGTCCTTAAGAAGGAAAAAGCATTAATCGAAATGATTAAAGTTTGTAAAGAAAACCTACTTGAGTCTGTGAAGAATGGTGACAACGAGGCCTCATACAACAATGAATGGTTACTCGGAGAGTATGAACAACAGTTGATAGAGTTCATGGACTACTACGATGAATTCGGAAACGTGAGAATGCATCGTCTCTTATAAAGTATATAAGTAGTACCAAAGGAGTGATTATGAAAGCAGGAAAGATTTGGGGACAGACGGAACTCATTCATGCGAATGGTGTTCTAGAATTTCATCGTATCGAATTCAAGAAAGGATTCAAGTGTTCTGAACACTTACACGAATATAAGTGGAATGGATTCTATTGTGAAAAAGGTACTATGATTGTCCGTGTATGGCAAGACGGAGAACAAGAAGGTCTTGTTGATGAAACTATTCTGACTGCGGGTCAGTTTACACAGGTAAAACCAGGCAAGATACATCAATTTGAAGGTGTCACGGATGGTGTTGCATTTGAGTTATATTGGGCAGAGTTCAATCATGACGATATTGTACGTAGAACTGTAGGAACAGAAATAGTTTAAATTAAACCGTAAAAAGGTGTCTGTAGAGATATCTTTTTGCATATATAATATAAAGAGGAAAAATATTATGGAAAGAGAAGTTTTCGAACTTTTTGAAGAATTTCAAAAATTAACAAAGAAGGCAGATAAGATTAAGTACCTTCAAGAAACAGGGAACAAGGTTCCCGCATTTAAAGATGTTATTCGTGGTGCGTTTGACCCACGACTTAAGTTCATCTTACCTAAAGGTAAACCACCTTTCACACCCAACCGACCCGAATCGGTTCCATCAAGTTTGCGTAGATTACACCGACAATTCGGTGATTACGTTGAGGGTGCCCGAAGTTCAGAACAACCCTCGTGGAAAATCGAACGAAGTTTTATACAGTTATTGGAGAGTATCTTTGCTGAAGATGCATTGATAGTTATTGATATGGTCAATAAGAAATCTCCATCAAAAGGATTGACCAAGAAATTGGTACAGGAGGCGTTTCCGAATATGTTACCTTCCGCCTAATTTCTTCATTTTGTTATGAGTTTAATCAACCATTAACACAAGGAGACGTTTATGCCGTATAGTCAGATAGAACGGTTAAAGAATGACAAAAGAGAACTAGAGAATTATATTTACCGATTGAAGAAGAAAGGTAAAGATAATCTCGTTAAAAAGTTGTCTGCAAAACGGGAATTCTTAAATGCATCTATCGAACAATATGATGAGTTTTTTCAACAATCAGCATAAATAAGGAAGGTGATACTTATCTCGGAGGGGTGCATGTCACCCCTTCGTCATTTATAATACAGGATATATAATACTATGCCATCATACGATTTTTTAAATACCAAGACTGAAGAAGTCGAAGAACATATAATGAAGATGTCAGAATATGATGACTTCGTTAAAGACAACCCACATCTCCAAAGACAGTTCACTGCACCTGCTTTAATATCAAGTGCGGGTGGTAACATCGTGTCCCAAACTAGTGGTGACTGGAGAGACCATATCAAAAGAATAAAAAAACAAAGTGGACGTGGAAACACGATAAAGACTTATTAATGACTAAACCCCAAATACTTCGAATGGAACATCTCAACACATTCGACCCCCTGACAGAAAATCAATCAAAATGTTTTAATGCATGGAAACAAGGTGACCATCTAATGATGTATGGTACTGCGGGTACAGGTAAAACATTTTTAGGACTATACTTTGCACTCGAAAAAGTATTAGATAAAAGTAATCCCACAGAGAAAGTTGTTATCGTAAGAAGTGCAGTCCCAACACGGGAGATAGGATATCTACCAGGCACTATCGATGAGAAACTTGAAGCATATACTACACCTTATGTTCCTATCATGTCAACACTGTTTGATGATGGTGGTGCA